ACATGAATGTCACCAAGATTGTGGATCCTGTTAATGAAATGGATCGCCTTGCAGATTTGGATGCTCAAGTTCAAGGTGATCATCATGCACAAGCCTTGTCCTGGATCCTCAATGCTCGTCCATGAACATGGTGACATAGCAACATGCAAGGCCTAGTAGTATGATGGAATGTGTGATCATGGGTGACAGCATTGCACAGGGTGTGGCTCGTTTTCGCCCCACTTGTGCGCAAATCACTCAACAGGGAGTAAACTCACTCACCTTCAATAACAGTCTGATTCAGTCTGTTAATGCTCGTTATGTGTTGATCAGTCTGGGCAGCAATGACGTGGGCACACCAGATCTGCCACGCCATCTGGCAGCAATCAGGAGTCGCATTCAGAGCAGGGAAGTCACCTGGCTGTTGAGTGTGAACAACCCACAAGCTGCTGCACAAGTGCAGCAAATTGCAAGAGCACATGGTGATCGTGTGGTTCATGTAAGGGCGGTGGTGGGACCAGATGGTGTGCACCCCTCCACATCAGGATATCATAGGTTGAATCAAATGTGGCGTCCACTATAATCAAACTGTCACTCATTCACAGGAAGATCAAGCCCAATGACCATGGATAACACCGCACCTATTTGTATTAACTTGGGTTGTGGCAAACCTTGTGTGGGTGATGGCAAACGGTTTAGGCCCGTGTGTGCTAGCTGTCATAAACACGGAGGGGCCAGACCAGGCATCATGAGGAGGAGAAACTTCCGCTGTGAAAATTTAGATGGCAGACTGGGTTTCACATGTCCTGTTAACTGGCATCTTGCACAAGATTGGTGGAGAGTCACACACCTGGATCACATTGATGGCAACCACTTTAATAACATTATTGACAATATACAGGAACTATGTAGTATATGCCACAGTGTTAAAGGACAAATGCAAGGTGACCATCGTGGTCACAGGTATGCAAATTCACAACCAGGAGATGTATCATGAGTGCAAGTCAATCTACCATCCATACCAATCAGTTGGCCCTTATTGTGAGGCCTCATGCACAAACTGTGAATGCCACATATAAGAATTTGGCCAGTAACTATTTGACCTTGGATAATCGCATCCAACATTACATGCAGGATGCTCAATATAACAGAATGATCATGCTAGCCCAAGTGCACTGGAAGATAAGGCACCCAAGTATCACTAGTTGGAATCAGATTGTGCTGGGGCAGGCTGTGTCTGTGCCACTCAGCAAAATTCAAATTGACACCACACTACAACGTGAAGTGATCGTGCACTGGCTGTGCAGCATTTTGCAGGATTGGAAGGCAGTACGTGTGATGCCTATTAATGTGTATCAGGACTCCAAGCAGTCCAGACCAGACTTTTATACTTGTTGGGATGGCCAACACACTGCTCTCTCACTGTGGGTGATTGCCACACAAATTCTCAAGCTGGATCCAGACACCTGCATGGTGCCTGTGTTTATACATTCCAGCACTAGCAAGGAGGAAATGCGAGAAAATTTCACAGAGCTAAATGGTCCGGCCAAAACGCCAGTTAGTAAAGCTGAACTGTTCAGGCAGCAGGTTTTAGGAGTGCGAGTAGATAATAATAAGCGTCCAGATTGGCTGGAGAGTGAGCGCAAGCAAGTTATCCTGGAAAAGTATGACCTGTTTGTGGTAGATTCCAGTAGTAATCTGGCTCAGCAACCTGGTGCTATTACTAACATGAGTGAATTGTTGGTCACAGGGAATAATAAGCAATACAGCATGGAGAATCTGGAGTCGTTTTGCATGCTCATGAATGCAGTTGGATTAAATCGTGCTGTAGAAAGTGCAGAGATGTGGCAATGGATGGATTATTTTAGAGAATGTGAAAACAAGAAGATCAAAGTGGATGGCAATTATATTGACACTTTGGCTATTGTGATTAAAACCTGTTTTCAAACTTTCAACAGCGGGGTGATTCATAAAAAATGCCAACATGCGTACATGGAATGGTTTAGGCATGCACGTATTGGTGCGAACGGGTCAGGCACGGGTGCGCAATGGTCTTCGAACCGTAAAGACTACCACCTTTACTATCTCGCACAGGTGCTTAAAAAGTGGAGCCACCTAAACGTGCCTAATGTGCCCATGCCCAACTGGCAAATTGATCCACAGTATCTGGAACTAACCTATCTGCAGGCCCCTTGAGCTCATGCAAACATCCATAACACCATAATGATCAAATTTTTTATATAAGCAAGGAGTTATCTGTTATGAACAATAATGATGATGATAATGATGATGAATATCCAGAATATCCTGATAACTTGCATGATGAGCCCCTTACGGAGGCTGATATTTGGGTACTACAGTATCTGAGTCAAATGTTTGCAAATGATCAAATATTTGATTTCACAAGCTACTTGAATAATGTGGAGTTAGACAATCAATTGATCTTGCAGAGTTTGGGACACCAAGATGCCCTAGTGCAAGGCGATGCACATCCTTGGGCACTGGATCAGATCATGCAATCCTATCATAAACATAGCAGTTAAAGGAGCAATAACATGGAACGTGAAACGCCATATACTCTGGATCAGCAGCGAGTGGCAGATTGGATTTTAACTCGCAGCCACAACCAATTGGGCGCAGGGGAGGACCCTATTGGCTTTTTGTTGGCAAGTTATGAGCAGATTCATGCTGAGCTAACACTAGCCCAGTCACTGGTCAAACTGTGTGAAAAATTTGTCCGCGATCAGCACATCAATTGTGAAGAAACTGTGTATCAATCAGATCGTGTGATTGAAAATGCATATGAATTTATACATCATGTATGTGACATTGTGGGCTACCACGAATAAACACACACAGGGTGCATAACGTACATGCAGTATTATTGTTTTAACAAGAAGTCTGAACATACTGATGATAAGAGCAATCATGTGGTTGTAATGTCTGAGGAAGAGATCATTGCAGAGTTCTATGATCGTTGGTATGATGCCATGGTGTCTAAGTTTGGCCAAGAGGCTGTAGATGCTGGCTACTGTAAACTTGACTGTATTGACGATTGGTGTATCATAAACGAGGCATGGGAGAGTACATGAGCAAAGATAGAATTGAAGAGCTTGCAATGCAAACTCGTGAGAATCTTCACAGTGCGGGCAAGACGGCAAATTTTAACCACGAGTTCGCTGATGCATTTGCTAAATTGATCATCGAAGAGTGCATGAAAGTGGTTCATGAGCAATACGAAGATCTAATCGAAGATATGAAGATCAATCCAGACAAATGGACTCCCAAAGAGTATTGGAACGGTTATATTTCCTGCGGAGTTGATAGTTACGTGGCCATCCGTCAACACTTTTACCCTATAGAGGAATAACACAATGAATAAAGATCGAATTGAAGAGCTTGCTTTTGATGCAATGCTGAATAGCATTTTTGAACCCAGAGAACCATTTATTTCAAGTGGTGGTACTGACCCTTATAAAGTAGAAGTGCCATTAGTATTTGTGCACAAACTAGCTGAATCTATTATTCGTAACTGTGCAAAAGTAGCAGATGCAAATTATAATAAAGGATTTCGTCCAGTGGGACTTGACATACTTGAACACTTTGGTGTTGAACCATCCACCCTACATAAAAATGAGGAATTGTAATCATGAAAAATTCGTTTAAAGAAATAACCATCACTGTTGCGGTGGATCACAATTCTCACACTGTAAAGATTGAAGGAGAACTCATGCGAGGTTTAGTTGACATGCTGGGTGAAAGGGCAATTGAAGAGACTCTGAATATTGTCTCTGCAGAAGTTAATACATTAGTAAAGAACTATTTGACGGAAAGTGAGCTACTGTGAACCATTTGTTTGACAACCCCCAACAATTTCTGTCTCATCTGGAGAGTAAGCTACCCACACTGGATCAGGATACTGATCACACCAAACACAATCTGTTACATGGCAGTGCTCATGCAATCAGATACCTCATAGACAGTCAATCTGTGTTGAGCACCAAGTTCTATCAACTGGCAGATGTGCTCAATCAAGCAGATGCCACTTGGGCCCAAAAGCTGGCTGCCATATATGAAATCATGGAGGCAGGCCAAGTGGATGTTGCTCAAATGCATGAAATCCTCAAAAATGAGATTTGCGCAGATTCATCATGTGAGTGAGCATGAGGACCTGACCCATCGCATGTGTCAGGTGCAGTGCATGGGAGGTCACATAAGGGCCAACAATGCCAACGTGAGTCCGAACATGAGACCAAAATACAGTTCACCCAACTCTGAGCCCTGTTGAAACTGTGGGATCATGCTGGGAGTTCGCCAACCAGCTTCATACCATATGCCCATGGCTGCGCCACACAGCAACAGACCACAAGCTGGTAATAGGGCACCCACAAACAGAAAAACCACACTCGCTGGCAATGTCCATGCCACTCCGCGCAAGCTGATCACCGCGAAATCACGCCCCCAAGAGTGTTGATTACGACCCATATCCAGACTACCAAACCAGGGCAGCAGACATCCCAACCACACAGCCAATATGAGTATGGGCATGTAATACCATGTCAAGCCATACCACAATGTGCCCAAAACAGCAGTAGGTGTGGCCCATGCAACCAATCTGGCAGTGGTGGAACCCCACGGAATATACTGTACAATCACAGTGTTCCATAGGCCTCCACGGATTCGGAATCCGATACCACATACCACGCTGGTGACAAACACTGCCACCATATACATAATTATTTCCATGATCATCCTTTAAAGTGTGGAATCATTCATTCCCGCAATACGCAATCTGGTTATGTTTCCCAAACTGTAGCTCTTTGCATCAAAACCTTTCATGATGCCCAAGTACTTGTTTCTTACCAGTGCTACCTCGTTGATCAAACATTGCATGTCCACAATATCTGCTTCACCATCAATATACTTCTCAATAGAGCGATCTGATAGTTCTCTATTGTAGCGTTCCAGGTATCTGCGATAGTGGTCTGAGCGTTGTTTGTCATATTTAACATTCAGATACTTGAGCACACTCTCAATCTCTTGAAGTTGATCAAATCTGTGACTTACTTGGCCAGGCAGACTCTGGCTTTGTTTTTCCAGACTACCTGAGATTCGAGTTTCCATATGAGCTTCCACCAGCTCACGGTTATAATATTCAATCATGTCTGGTAATACAGCCATGTCTGACTTGACATGCATGAACCACATCATGAGGAAAACTCCTTATTCTTCGTCCTCGTCAAATTCATCTTCAAACACCTCTTCCAGGGCAGAATCCAGATCATCGTCCACACCATGAAGTTCTTCCAGATCGGTTATTTCCACATCGTTATCCATGAACACAGTCAGAAAACTAACCGCCAATTCCTCACGCTTGTTGGCATTCACATATTCCTTAACACATTCCCATAAGTTCATTACTGTCTTAGCATCTATTTCCATGACTAAATCTCCGTTTCCAGGTTGGCCTATTTATGAACCAGATTAATATAAGTGGTGTATTGGTCAAATAATTCTTTAGCCGCAGGGTGGCTCATCCTGATCTCATGTTCACGATGTGCTTTCTCCACAAGCTGCTTATGCTCATGGATCCATGCTAATGATTCCATCATTTTACGTGTCACGCCCACATGTATCCGTTTTCCTCCCACAATGTCTGTCACATGCACCTGGATAAATTCAGGAGTAGTTGTGCACACTTGTAGCTCTGTCATTGTATGAATGTTCCGCATGAAGCCTTGCAATCCATTCCCACACGAGAAATAATCTTGCAGGGCATGTGTTCGTTTATGATAGCACATATGCTGTCCAGATTCAAACTTTCTGTGCCTTGTTCTGCACTGAAGGGATTGTATCGCACAATGTTGAACTCTGCCCTAATACCTCTGCTGCCAACAGCTTCACACATTTCTCTAACCTGATCCACATGATCATTTTCTCCCTGAATAAATGCACCATGGAGTTTGATGATCTTCTTGCTCACATACTGATACTCGCCCAATAAGTCCAGTGCTTGATCCACATTCATGGCAGCAGGCAACCATTTTGCTCTGAACTGTGGATCCACACTGTACATGCTGTAGTAGATGGTGGGTGTGATAACAGGGAAGCATTGCACCAAGCTCTTGCGTAAGGTCTGAGGCATGATGGTGCTCATGTTGAACTTGGGTACCAGGTGCCTGTCAGTGCACATGCGAGCCAGTCTGACAAGCAGGTCCATGCTGGTTTCCGTGATGGTGGGGTTAGCAAGTGGTTCTCCGCGTGCCATCCAGTTCAAATGTACCATTTGTGCAGGTGCATGCATGTCATAATGAGTGAACACATGTTCCAGCTGAGTCACAAAGTCTTGCTGATCACAATTCTGAAATTGTGTTTGCCTGGTCACAGTCAAGTGGCACATTCTGCATCCCCTGTTGCAGCCAGTTTGGCTGCTCAAGTACGCAATCATGTATTGCTCTTCCCTGCGCACATATCTGCTCTCAATGAACCCTGTGAGCTGCTGCTCCACAAAGTTCACTGAGGCATCAATCTGGCTGTGCAGAATTCTCATCTGATCCAAATTACTCACTGTCAACACTTTTATCAGGCACATGTGTGACCTCATGTTTGGCCATGCGCACATGGAACTCATCCATGACCACTTCCAAGCAGCCATCTTCATTTCGATCCCAGGGCTTTTCAAACTGCTTTATCTGTGTACCATCCAGTTTTGTGTACACCCATTTGTTGCCTTCCTTGGTCAGCAGCTTCTTCTGCACAAACAGGTCATACAATCCACTAAATGGATCCATGCCACGATCATATGGAATCTTGATTTCCACCTGCTCGAAAGGTTTGTTGAAACGTGTCTTCATTATTTTGCACTGTGCTCGGATACCACTCACTTCACCACCCGTGAGCTTGTTGCCCATCTCATCTTCCTTGAGCTTGAGCTTCCTGGTTGCCACCACTATGCTGGATGCAAAAATCTGTCCCTGTCCGCCACTAACCACATCATCTGGATTGAACATGTCCTGTGAAGCGTAAGAGTGATTGGTGCATACTAGACCCACATCATATTCACCAAACATGTTCACACAGTTGCGCACCAGTGCTGCCAAAGTCTTGGGCTTGCGGCCCATGTCGCCCTTGAGATCACCAGCTTCAAACTGATTCACATCTGTGGGAGTGAGAAGCATACCTAGGCTGTCAATCACAAACAACACTTTTGGTCGTTCATCTTCATCCAGCACACCATAACGAGTCTTGTAGTCCTTCATGAAGTCTGAGATCAGCTTGGCTACCTCATCAATCATGGCCATGTTCAGCTTGAGCAGTTTGTCTTCAGCTGTGTCTACATCAAGGGCTTTAAGCCATTTTTCATCCAAGGCGTTCTCAGTGTCGATCAATATCACAAACACATCTTGCTTTTGCGCATTGGAAGTGATATTACCGCTGGCAATAAAACTTTTGCCCGAACCACTTTGTCCGGCCAAAATTGACACCTTGCCCAAAGGAATGCCACCGTCACGAAACCTACCGCTGATGGCATAGTTGAGTGCATAATTGCCAGTGCTGATCCACACCTTGGGATCCCTGAAGCCCACACTCAGGCCAGGAATATTTTTAGTAATGTCTTTCCTAAATTTCGTTAAGTCTATCGCTTTGGTCATGCGACTACCCTCCTGTGAATTAAGTTTTCAATTGTATGGAAAACACCATGTGTGGGGTTTATTCCACACATGATGATTGTGACCTGTTAGGCCTTTGCAGCTTGACGCTTGCGGATGGCTGCCAGAATGTCTTCTGGGGAGGTCAGCTTCTTGGGAGCTTCATCAGCTGTGAGAGCAGCCACACGAGTCACAGGCCGCTCAACCTCAAACGGAGGATCCTCATCTGCGGGCGCAGCCTTGGGTGCCTGGATGTTGATATTGCGTGTGGGCAGCTTGACAGATGCCTTCACAGTATCACCACCACGTGAATCATCACCGTCTGCACGCAGATTATATGGCTTATAATACTGTGCATACTTGTCAGCATCATAGGCCTTACCGTCCACAGAATCATGAAACATGTCCATGATGGCCTGTAGATGATCATCATCTGGCTTCTTGGGAAGGAAGTCGTTCAAGTTCCACAGACCATGCTTCTCAATTGCAGCCTGTTCATCGTTCGTGAGTGCACTTTCGCGACGAGCCCATGCGCTCTGACCATAGTCAGCATACTGGCCCTTGGTGCCTTTGACAAGACGGAAGTCCAAACCATTTTCATATCCAACTGGACTGTTCTCAATTTCTTGATCCATGAACACAGTCTTGATACGATCAAACACTGAAGGGTTGATCACCAGACGACGGATGGGATTTTCAGGAGCATTTGCAGCATCTTCAGCGTTGGGATTCTGACGCACAAAACCCTGGAACAGAAAGCTCTTCTTCCGCCAGTACTTGCGGGCCATGTCTTCCAGATCCTTACCACCCTTCCACCAAGGACGGATTTCTGCATTCACGGGGCATGAACCAGGCTTCCACATGTCCATGCAAGGAACTTGCACTTCGGTGGGCTTGCTGGAGGAGTCACCCTTGATGCCTGAGAACGGAATTTTGATGATCAGACGCTCTCTCCACCAGTAATCGTTACTGGTATCACCATCAGATAGAAAACGTATGATTGCTGTGGAACTTTCGGGATTGTTCCAAAAAGGATAAGTGGCATTATCACCGCCACGGTTACCGCCTTGAGTGCGGTCTTTATTTGCTTGTTGAGCTAGAAGTTTTTCACGGATTTGAGCTAATGTTAGTGCCATTGTATTTGCCTTTCGTTATGAGCCAATGTTTCAAAACAGCTACACAAATTATACCATGTAGCTGCTACTAGTATTTAGCATTAGAGCGCAAAAAGCTATCAGTTTAATCAGCTTTTTTTGAGTTTTTCCAAAGTTTTTGTGATTTGATCCAACACATGTTTGGGATTATGTTCAAACTCATTTTTCCAACCAGTAATATTATCACTCAAGTGCGACAATATTTCTCTTGGGTCTTCACTTTTTGTCACTTTAATTGCTTGTTTGATATCAGTATTGTCTGTTTCGTGGACTGCCACAAACTGGTTAAACCATTCCATGAGCTCACGATGCTCTGGCCATTCGTCGTGATTGGATGATGTTGTGATTTCAGGATTGTCATGCTGTAATGTTTCGCAAGTTAGTGCTTGCCACGCTGCTTGCATTTGCTCAGGCACATGTGCATGCTCCGAGGGGTTAGCACGCCACATATCACACATTTCAGTGGCTTCTGGCATGGCTGTTTCATAATGGTTAACATCACTTATTTGCTTTAGCCCGTTTTTGATTTTTGTTTGCATGTGGTCCATGTGTGGCACCATGTGACTGTCAGTTTGTGTAAGCCAGTTTCTCAAGCGTCTGCACTGTTGTAACACATTAATCATGTGCAATATGGCCTCGCCTTGAGTATCCCATGCTTGTCCACCATGGTTGATGTGTTGAGCAAGTGCTTTTGCACCTGCAATGTGTTTGATGGGCATGCGATATCTGCCCCCATCAGGACCATGAATAAAGATGTCTCTCACCTTACACCATCTTCTTGCAGATTGATCATCCATGAGACGTTCACTATGTCTGATCACAACTTCTGTAACGCCAGTTTTCCATCTGCTAGTCCTGGTGCTTCCGGTCCATGCACTTTCTGCCATATCTTGTTTGACTTGGTACGCAAAATTCTTGGGTTCTATGGTTTTACCAAAAGGCCTTCTGGTAAAGCTGTGATTGTACAGGTTGTGATTTTTAAGGCTGTGTTCCAGATCATCTATTAGATCATTTGGTGTGCTTTCACTTGTGTTGAAAACCACTTCTGGCATGCTGGGTTTTCCTTTGGTTGCGGCCAAAGTGACCATCATGTTGGCCTTACGACTGAACAACATATCTGCCTTGGCAGGATCAAATACCCTGGCTCCATCACAATACATGAAAATTACGTGACCCATGCCACTCAATTTATTGAATATTTGCTCTGCCATCCAAGAGTTGGCTTCATTTATTTGGGCTGTGCTCATGTGATCATTCTCAATCTGTGTGTGTTATTTAAACGGTTTTGTCACCAACCCAGGCTCACAGGCATGGGTTCCACCAATTGTTCAATATCAAATAATGAATCGTCTTTCATGTGTTCGGCTGTGAGATCATCCCACTTGCTGATTATCTGACTCATTCTCACAATCAATAATAATGCACTTACCAAATCATCATGTTCTCCACTTTTGGCTGCAAATGAATCACCCTTACTCACATAGTTTTTAAGCTGACTGATCAACAACTTACTGCGTATCTTCATTTTGCTAGTTTCCACCAAACTTTTCAATTTGGTTACTGCCTGAGACTTGGTTTTCATGTTTGTGTTCAAACCACGTCTGATCTTACTATGTGCTTGGGACGGCTCATTCATGAGCTGTGCAGGAATCACATCCAAACCCACCTCATTCAAGAGTTCTGTCACACTTTGTCCATATGAGTTATTTTCAAAGGTCCAGAACAAATCTGGTTCTCCCACATGCTGGGGTATTTTGCGCAATTCTTTATCCATGTACTGGCAGATTTGAATCAACACCTTTAGCTGTGTGGCCACACTGCTTCTGTTATGCATCCATTCTGCTACTTGCACAAGCTGGGGCAGTCTCCAAACCTGAATTGCTGAATAATCTTGGCCAACACCTGCTGCGGGATCCAAACTAACCAAATAAATTGAATTAGCTTGGATGGGCTCAAACCACCTGATTTCTTGGGTCTTAAACAAAGGTTCTTGATGAGTGAGAGTGGCCAACACCTTGCTGTCAATTAATGTGGAATCTGCTGTGATAAATTGCAGTTCGTATTCCCTAGCAAACTTTTCATAACCAATCTTGGCACGTTCCTTGGCAGCCCATACTTCGTCTCTGTCAGGGTGCTGGGTCCATACAGCTTTAAATGCCCTGAACCCGTTGGCCCCCACACCATCTGGTCTATCATTACCATATTCATCAAGTACATTGTTGGCCGCATACCATATTTGGGCAAATGTGTCTTCATCACTGTTGGGAGTTGAACACACAATGCATTTACCACCTGTGGCCAATGTGGGGCTTATGGCTGTCCAAAACTCTTCTGCAATCTTGTTCTTAACGAATGCTAACTCGTCGCAGAACAATAAACTGATGCTCTTACCACGTCCTGAACTGGCCGTTGTGGTCGTGCTTTCAATCTTGCTGCCATTATCAAACACAATCTTTTGCACATTGTATGTGACGCCGCCTGGTCTCAACCAATCCGGCAAGTGTTCATATGCAAATCTCACGCGATCCATTATTTCAGTAGCAGCTTTAAACACGTTACCTGCAATCAACACATTAACATTCTCTTGAAAGATTGCAAACCATAACATGTATGCAGCAGCAGTTGTGGTTTTCCCCAACTGGCGAGAGCACATGGCCACCACTTGCCGGTAATCTGAGTAGGTTCTGATCATGTCCTCTTGAAAATCAAATAAATCAAATAATAATTTACCCTGTGTGGGATGTGTGATGTACACATAATTTTTAGTGAAGTACACAGGGTCCAGTGCACATTTGAGAAATTCTGATTGTTGATTAGCAGTTAGGGCAATCTTTTGGTGAGGTGCTTTTACAAGCTCATAGCCCGGGCTGTTTAATTTGTTAATACTCATGGGTCAATGCAATCTGAGAATGTCGTCCACACTCTTGTATGTTTGGAATGGAGTGTCGTTGACTCCTAAAAGTATTTCTTTAATAACTGCATGAATGTTGTGCTTCCAGTGCAACAGAAATTTATGCACTCTCTGTAATTCAGGTATTTGATCTTCAGTGCTCCACACAAATTCTTGTAACACATGGCGATAATCTGGTCTATAATAGATTATGTTGAGTGTCACAATAGATTTGCGGGGATGCACAATCATGTTACTTGGGTAGATCCTGCAATTTGATAGTGCTCATGGGGCTATGAGTTCCATCTGTTACTGGATCTTGATCACGTAATGGATCATGATCAAAATCATCTCTATCTGTACCAGTCAGAGGACTTATTAAACCAGCTTGATTATCATTTTCCAATATGAATTTATCATATGCTGCCTTTATAACAGTATAATCCACATCTTCCTTCATTTCTTGCTTGAGGGCATTTGAGCCATACTTGGCACTGCTCAACCGCTCCGGCAAGTCAGCCTTACCTGAAAACTTATAGCTGGTCATGTCAAATTCAATTGCATCATCTGCCTCACCATGACCATAATCATATTCAGCTTGTTGTTCCATCACATGGGCATCATCACATCCACAATCTGACTGTGCAGGCTCATCCATGGTGGTTATTGTGTCCACAACAGGATCACATGGTGTCATGCCACTCAATTGCAGCAGACGCATGATCTCGAGTGGATAAGATGTAGTCAAGTGCAGTTTACTACCTTGTTCACCGCTCACAGTAAGTTCATATGTGTTCATGATTTCTCCCCTCTCACAGGCGCAGTAAACATGTCGTATACTACAGTTTCACCTTTAACGTTCTTCTTGACTTTGAAGTATCTTTTTCTGTCATCATCAAAGCCGCCTGTCATGTTCACCAGTGTGGATTCCACAGGTTCTGGTAAATCTTCATACTTGTTCTTGTACACAGGCTTGGGAGTATCATATGCTTTGTTGAAGTCCTCCATTTCAGGATGCATTTGCTTTGCATGTGCTTCACGCTGAGCCGTAGTCAAAAAGTCATCCTGTGTGAAATAGTCACTTGTGGTTCTGGTGCTTGCCACTTTACTCAAATAATTAAGGAACTTTTTATTGTATGTGTCCCCAAATACATCTTTAGGCAATGGTTGTTCTGCATCCAAGTAACGTGGATTAGTGCTGAGCAAGCTGGCATCAAGGGCATGACCAGCATCTGCAGCCAGTTTATCCAAAGTTTGTAATAACTGAATACGTGCAGAATCCACTTCAATGGCTTCGTTGTCTGATCTAACCACCACAAACTTTTCAGGCACACTAAGTATGCTTCTGATTTCCTGTTGCAAAATGTAAGCACTCACAGGCACACCAATAGCGAAGTCCAGATAGATAATGTTTGAGTTTTCCACATCTGTAAATTCCAGAGTGTCCAGATCACCATCCACTTTTTGTATTGCGCCTATACGTATTAATTTGTAGCGATCCAGCAGCCGCTCCAAGTTTTCCATGCGGTCGTCTGTGAGATCCACCACAGTCTTGAGTCTATAGTGGAATTCACGTTGTGCTTCCATTAACCGTTGTTTAAAAGTTTTCATGTTTGCGTTCCAGTCCATGTTACCTATTTAGTGGGCGTCTGGCTTAAAGCTTTGATCTGACTCAACAGCTGGTTTCTATCCAGCACAGTCACCTGATCTTGATTGATCAGCTCAGGCTTATCAGGTGCTTGTCTGTCCATTTTGATACGATCCATTTCCAGCTTCATGAGCTTGAGTTTTTTTTCCATTTTGGAATTACGAGCATCTGATGCAATTTTGAGCATGTTCCCACTGGCATTGAATATCTCCCCAGCATGCTTGACTTCCACACTCATACCCAAGTCATGCAGTGTTTTTCCGTATTCCATGGCCAATTGAGCTATCTCATCCATTTCTTCGTCATGTAATTCTGACGGATCCACTTGCTTAAAATTTGTATCCAGGACTTGGGCCTGTTTCAGTAAGCCCTCTGGTGTGATACTATCTTCTAGTGCAGCAATACCAAATGTGTCTTCCAGTTTTCCGAATCTGGTCATGATCTCACTTCTTTTTGGCTTTCTGCGTTACAAAAATATCATCTTCATTTAGGATTCTGAATACCACACCATGCTTGGCACACCAGATGCTTGCAGCCTGCCACTTGGCAGTATTCAGTAGCACATAGGCCTTGTCTCGCTTGCTTTTGGCAGCTTCCATGAAGGTTTCCTTCTTGGGCTTTACTTCCACCAATTCCACTCGGGTCTTACCAGATGCATCAGAATACTTGATCAAAAAATCAGGCACATACACAGTATGCTTGCCTGTCAGCGGATTTTGATAGGGAATTTGCAAACATTCACTACCCCACTCTAACACGTTGGGATGACTGTCCAAAAAGGACATAACTCTTAATTCCCATGAACTGCGATATTGAATGCGCTTGTTACCAACGATTTTTTGTGGATTTTGGGGCACAAATAAGCCCTGTGTGTATTTGCTGCTCATGTCAACCGATATTTAGGTAATTACCTGGTTTGGTTTAAAACCTTAGTGGCTAACATGATGTTATTCAGGTACATGGGGCGTGGATCACCATCATTCACGCCTATCTGGCTGTGAGCTGTACGGAAAAAATTGATGTTTTCCAGGAGTGCATCACTGGCAACACCTGCCTGAAACAGTAAGTTTGCACCCACACCTTGATCCTTGGCAGTCACGGCTGTGATGGCGCCAAACATTCTGCTCAATGTGGTGGGTACATCTGGTTGTTCCCACAATCCCTTGCTCACATTAAAACTTTGAGGATCTATCTGAAAGCTGTTGTCCAGAGGCGAGTTATTCAGTGTGTATGCATCTGCCTGTATGCTTCTGCTTACTACCTGACCAGTTTGTGCATCCACAAACTGGCTTGTGCCATTTTGATTTACCACAATTGACTCGCGTCCCAAGTTGCCGCTTTGGTCTTTTAAATTTCTTGTGATTAAATCTGTCATCTGAATGAACCCCATCTGCTCAATGTTGTACCACCCAACGCTCTGGCCACTCTGGGCAGAAAGCCTGTAACACCTGATGCTCGGATGGCATTAGATCCCAGACCAGCCAACACTCCACCCACAAAAGGTATTTGACTTACACCACCCAATAGTGAGTCCACTGTGCTCTCAATATTATCATTCAGATCCAGCAGGAAAGAGTTCACTCCTCCAAATGCATCAGATGGTTCATAATAATCACCTATGTCCAAGCCGAACAATTGTACTTCTTTAGCACTCACAGGGGCCGCTACTTGAGTATAAACAAAACCTTCATGCTTTATACCCATGTCAATACTGGCTAACTCACTTATTGCTGATGAGTCCATTGCATCAAATGTGATGCTTTCAATCTTGGGATTATAAAATGTGACTTGTGTGAATTTTTTACCATAAAATGTATATACATCAAGTGTGTCGAAAAAACTGTTATTACCGTTGGCACCACCTTGTGGTGAAAATCCCCAACCATTTCCCACAGGGAAATCAGTCCTGTTGTTGATCACTCCTGTCTTCCAGGATACGGCTGCGCTCTTGGGCCTACCATCACCAAAGTACCATTTGTGATAGTCCCTCCAGACTTTCAACACTCTGTCATCCACAGTGTCATGCAAGCTCAAACTGATGTCTGGATAATCAATGCTGGTGTGCACCACTCTCTTGCGATTGTATTGATTGAGAGTTTGTAGCTTGGGACTGGCCTTTGCACGATCCACTTTGCTGATCTGAAATGCAAAGCCAGACTGCCAAGTCTGAAAGTTCTGTCCTTTGGCACCCACACCTGGGGTAAAGCAGGCATAAAACATGAATTTATGTCTGGGTGTGGCCTGTATGACCCTATTAGCCTTGTTTACAACCGTGGCTCTCTTGTTGTTACGCAACATTAGAGGCAGGCCCCTGTAGTAGATCCTGCTGCCCGCGGCGGCGCCTGTGGAGGTCACACCGCCAGTCAAGGCTTGGGTCACATTACCGGTGATAGCCCCCAAAATACTCATAAACTAACCTTAACCTACAGTCACACCAGGTCTAAACTGTGGATTCAATTCCATGAGTCCGTCAGCTAGTGTGGCATTATCATATCTGATTGTCATGTTGATCATGACAGGATCACTGCTGGAATAATCTAGCTGCTGATAATCCACTGATTTGAGGAAACAACCTTCCAGAGTCCATTGCTCAAACACTGTTTCATTACCACCATCCATGATTTCCATGATGGTAGTGAATTTATAATTAATGCCTGCTGCTGCACTTGTTTGTTCAAAGAAGTTCATCTGCTTTTGTAGTTGGTGGCCCACCAGCTTGCTTACTGAGTTGGTGATGTCGTCTCTAACTTCCAGTTGGGTTTCCTGCCATGTGGCTTTGCCAGAATAATACATCACACTGTTGTATGAATGCATTATGCCTTCTTCAAAGTTCACATTAGGGCGGTTTGCAGTCACCACTTGTTGGGTGAGTTCTAGGCCACCTGCAATGGGCCCAAAGTTGATCACACGCACTCTGAAGCGATGCTTGATCTTGGGCTGAAATTGGCCAGTTCGGGTACCGTTGATGGGTACGCCAAACTTACTGAGTGTCTCTACCATAAATTATCTCCACACGAGAAAGTTGTTGTGTGGATATTTATGGTGAACAGATTGAATTTTTATGGGGGTCACACGTTATGCGTGACCCACCTGCCCATAAGCCAGTTCAGCTATTGTTTCTTGTTGATTGATCAGACCTTGATAAATCACTTGTTGACTGGATTCCAACACTTCTGCTTGATGGTCTTCATGCACCAAACTGACCAAATTACCCAAACATTCACTAAAACATTCAATAGTTACACCCAGTGCATTATTCTTGCCCAGTTTTTTACTATAAAACTCCAGGATCTCCACCGCATAGCGAGTGATTTCACCACACACATACTGCCTAGCATGTTCTCTTTCTTCGTTTTCTGTTTGATCTAAATCTAATTCATCTGTATCTAAAGGTGATTCCCATTCAGGTTTTACGTCGTCTCGCATGATATCTCTCCTACTTGATTGATGTTAAGTGTAATTTCAATTAAGTCAAACCATAGTAAAGCGTAGTGAATTCGTTGTGAATATTTACTTTGGATCAGTTGCCTGTTATCATGCTGTTCTACATGTGTGCATTTTACTGCAAGTGCTGTCCTCATTAGTATAACACATGATGTGGTTAAAAGTGTTTGTCACATTTATATTTTTTAAAATTTGCTCTATTGCGCATGGAAATCTGCTTGGGAATATCCAAGATAATGTGCTGAAAACCTAGATAAAAATACAATAAGCGGAAAAGTTGCCTTCTCCGCTTATCAGAAAAATTA